TTATCAATAGCATCTTCGTAGTTTCTTAATCTACCTCCTCCGATTGCATTGTTATAAGATACACCAACTAAATTAATCCCTATTTTCATAAACCATTTTTAAATATTTTCTACCCCTTATAAATTCTATCTCACCAGTTTCTTTGAATCCCAATTCTTCGTAAAGTTTCTTCGCATGGTTATCCTCAAATACATCTAACTCTAAATTAATTCTATTAGATATTTCAAAGTATTTTTTATAAGCTGCTCTAGCATATCCTCTTCTTCTATGATTAGGATGAATATCACATCCTATTACGTTTCCTTCAGTTCTAAAGTATCCTACTTTTTCTAAGGTTTCCTCTTTACAAATAATCCACCAAAAAGATTTTAAATTTTTAAACCACTCTTTGCATTCTTCCAAATTGTATATTGTGTTATCTTTTAACTGATTACGAGTTGATTCATCATTTCTTACTTCTAAAAGAAATTCTAAATCATTTTCCATAAGTGGAGCTAAAACTACTTTTTCCATTTTCTAATACAATCTACGATATAATCTCTTTGTTCATCGGTTACCCACCAACCAACAGGTATGGATACAACCTTACCAATTGTTTTTTCTAAGTTAGGTAATTCAGATTGGAACTCAGCCATACAACTATGTTTATCGTTTCTTTCATGCACCTGAGATACCATAATGTTACACTCTTTCATATACTCATAGAACGAAGGTCTATCATCAACTAATAGTGAGTAAATCCAAAATGCTGATTCAAATCCTTCTTCTCTTTTTAAAAGTGTAACTCCCTCTACATTTTGTAATCTTAAATCATAGTAAGCTGCATTTTCTTTATGTCTACTTACCAACCTATCCATATGTTTGAAATTTTCTATACCGATAGCTGCACATACATCGTTCATATGAAATTTAAATCCCCACTCTTCGATATCTGCTTCACATCTAAAATCAGTTCTACCTTTTGGATTCCTATCGATACCATACCATCTAAGTAATTTTGCTCTTTCGTACAACTCATCATGTGGACAATAAAGTAAACCACCATCAACTGATGTGATGTGTTTGATAGCTTGTAGTGAATTCATTACAAAGTTTCCGTGATTACCTAAATACTTTCCTTTATACTTTGAACCAAAAGCATGTGCTCCATCTTCGATTAGTGCTGGTGCCCATCCATGCTTACCTCTAAATCTACCTCTGATATCTCTAATCTTATCTAAATCTAATGGATATCCACCCCAATGAACTCCCATAATTGCTTTAGTTTTTGGAGTCATCTTTCTTTCTAAATCTTCCAAATCCATATTCAAAGTTGTCGGGTCTATATCTACCCATTTGATTTTCATATTGTTTGCTACGATTGGCCAATTGGATGCGGTACAAGTTAGTGGTGTTGCTAATACTTCATCACCATCTTCGATACCAGGCCAATTGTGAGATACAAATGCTACTCCTTGAAACACATCCTCATTCCAATGTGGTTTAGGTTTCTTTAATAAATGTAATGCTAAGTGTAAAGCCGATGTACCAGCATTGGTTGTTACCACTTTGTTATTACCAAAGTAATCACCAATCTGTTTTTCAAACTCATCAACTTTAGCTCCTTGTCCTATGTATCCACTATCTAAAACCTCACCAGCTTTATCTTTAGCTGTGGGTGACATAAATACTTTAAATAAAGGTATTGTTTCTTTCATTAGTACCATAGTTTATTATCTCTCAACAATCCGAATCTAATTCCATCATGTTTTATTGAGATATCAATTAAATTTTTTCTTTCTAAATATTTTGTGAAGTTTTGTTCTGCACAATCCATAATCCCTTGTTGTCTATTGTAAGATACAATATTATCAAATATGTTTGAAAAAACTTTATCTGCATTATCTTGGTTAGACATATAAAAATTATCATCATGTACTGGACTATTAGGCCAATGGCTATTTGATGTATAAATTTTTGTTAAATCACATTCTTTTAAGGTTTTATTTAACAAAGCCCAATCACCTTCTATATCATATCTACTTCTAATTACACAATCATATTGGTGTCTTGTAACTCTTAACGCATTATAAGTTTCTTGCCAACCATACAACATTGGGAATGCTCTGAAGTTACTAAATACATCAAAATCTTCTAATGGTCTTGATTTATCATCTCTTGGAGTTTTTATACCCTCTCTATATTTTGTAAACTTAAATGGTTTCTCAATGTATATGTATTTTGGATTAGGATAAACTTTTAAAACATCATCACTATCCTCATTATTTGTTATACCATCTGGTTTAGTTTCCCACGCATGAAGATATAAATCTACATCATTGTTTTCTATAATACCTTTCCAAAAACTATCGTAACCTTCTTGTACTTTTCTAGCCAATCCAGTTAACATTATTGCTATTTTCATTACTTGTAATTTTTTATATAATCTGAACAAACTCCATATGCTTGAGAAATATCATCTTTATGATATTCTGGCATCACTGCTATACTATTTTTTACTGGTTGTTTACCAGGATAAACCCACAAATCACCTTTTGATGTTATCGTAGAATCATCTGTATTATGAAAAAAGTAATTAAGATTTACATGCATTTCCAACTGTAGTTCTCTCATCTCACTTAAAGTTCTTAAATCTTTACAATGAATCCACAAATGTAGATACCTATCAGTTAACCATTTTAAATCTATTGGGTAAGTAGGTTCATCATGTCCTAAGTAATATCCATCATTATCAATCCATAAATCAACTTCAACATCGTATCCCAAATCTAATGCCTTATCAACGTACTCAGGTAGATTTTCGTATTGTGGATATTTACCATCCACATTTCCTCTATGTGAAATTAGTTTCATTTATAATTTTCTAAATAGTATTTTAAATCTTCAGGCGTACCCAATCCCCACATCTTAGGAATATCAAAGGTACGAATCTCTTTACAATCTTCTATTGCTTGATTGAATACAGGACAAACATAAAACTCATTGTTTACTCTGATATCTTTCTCAATCATATCTTCAGCATACTTTACAAAATCAGAACCTTTCTTCCAATAGTAATATCCAACAGTTGCTATATCTGAGATAGGATTCTTTTCTGCAACTTCAGTTACCAATCCCTGCTCATCTATCTTAGCGAAACTCCATTTCGGATGTGTTGCTCTAAATGATACAATACCACCATCGGCATTTGTTTCATTCATTTTGTATAGGAATTCATTTGAATCCCACTCAACAAATTGGTCTGAGTTAGCGAAGAATAGTGGAGTATCTTTATTAATGTACTCTTTAGCAAGTAATGCCGTACAAGCTGCTCCTTCTGTAATTCCATCTACCTCAACAATCTTACAACCTGGTGTAATTAGATTTAATAAAGTATCTAAGTTATACTTTTCTCTATGTTCTTTTTGTACAACGTAAACATAGTTTGCTTTGATGTTTAGATTTTCCACTACCAACTGAATCATAGGTTTACCTTTTACATCAATTAGTGGTTTTGGAAAAGTATATCCAGCTTGTTGGAATCTACTTCCTGCCCCAGCCATCGGAATTAATACTGTAAGATTCTCATCTCTCCACGCTGGTGTTGATTGTTGTTCTCCCATTTCTATTTGATTTAATTTATTATATATGTTATTATAATTTGTTTCTTTTGTATTCTTTACTCTTAGAATGTGTGATTTAGAACGAGCTGCTGCAAGTAATCCATATGGTGAATCTTCAACTATCAAAGTTTCTTCAGGTAAACAACTCATCATTGATATTGCCTTCCAATACATCTCTGGATGTGGTTTAGAGTTCTTTACATCTTCATTGGATATCACCAAATCCATAAACTCCATAATACCTAACTTTGAAAGTACAGTCAAAACTGTCTTTCTGATTGAGTTTGAGCATACTGCTATCTTATAACCTTCACTAACTAAGTTTCTCATACATTGTATCAAACCTGCATTTGGTTCTAATGCTCTTAACTTTTCTAATGTAAGTTCTTGTTTGTGTTCCCAAATATCTCTATGAGAATCAATTGGTAATCCTTTCTTTTCAGATAACATATCTAACTTCTGAGTAGTTTTTAATCCATCGTAAGTCGATAAATGTTCATTCCAACTGATAGCATACCTATCACCTAATGCTTCGTTAAGTGCTTCGTAGTGTATGTTCTTAGCTTCAACTAATACACCATCTAAATCAAATATAATTAACTTTACTTTACTCATTCTTTAGTACTCCCAATAAATGGTGTTCTTGTAGTAGTAGATATTTTTCTTCTCCTAATTTGATAACATCACCTGCCATATCCTTTGAATACATTATTTTATCACCTGGTGATACACTCATTGGTAATCGAGAACCATTCTGTGTGAAAATACCAGGTCCAACTGATACTACTTCTCCCCACATTTTTTGTCCTCTTTGTGCACTATCTGTTAAGATTAATCCACTTTCTGTTTTAGTTTCTCCATCGTTATAAGTAATTAATACTCTATCTCCCAATGGTTTAAATTTACCTTCCATATTTGTTATTTATTTTAGTAATCCTTTTTCTTTTGCATAATAATTAATAGTATCCCAATAAGGTGCGTACTTTACAACATCAAAATGTGTAAATAATCCTTCAGAATGTGCTACTTTAAAATTTTGATGAGCCCACCATCTTGAAATTAAACCTTCAAGAGAATCTTTATCTCCTAAGAATCTTTCTAATATTTCTTTAAAGAATTTGGTTTTGTACATACATGGATTATTTGTGTAATTACCATATCTACTGGATGATGTGTAGTACATACAATCTCCATCATACATTTGCTCAATTTCGTTTGGAAACATTTTGTGTATATCTTTGTAGACATGACACGCATCTAATAAATGAGGATATGGTAATTGTAATTCTTCATCAAAGTATTCCAATGGATTATCCAAATATCTTATTACTGAGAAATCTGTAAAACCTGGTCTACTCATACTTCTTAATTTTACACAATCATATCCTTTATCTAAAAGATTTATAGATGATTTTAATCTTTTAAATGTAGTTTCTCTATTTTCTTGTAAATACCAATCGTGTTCTAATATAAGAAAGTTTTCATACTTTGCATTTTCAACTAAACTATAGAATGCTTTTGCAATACCAACATTAGTATCATCTCCTATATATTTTACATTAAAGTATTTTGCTAACTTCTTATCTTCTTCTTTCAGTTCTTGAAAAAATATTGTAATATCATCACTAATTTCAAAAAAATCATTTCTAAGATATGAAAATAAAGTATTAGGTAAAGAAGAATTATTACTGTTCCAACCTAAAATACCTATACTTAATTTTTGTTTTTCCATTCGTTATATTTTTCAATTATAAAATCTACTCTTTGTTTCTGAGTATGATTTTCTAAAACTTTTCTATATCCGTTTTGTGCGATTCTTTCTCTTTCTTTATCATTAGATGAATACTTATTCATTTTATTAATACAATCAACCATATCATCATAGTAAACTATATCTTCACCATCTTCAAATAACTCATCTAATTTTTTAGATTTATCTAATCTATCACATAGAACCATCTTACCACAAGCCATACCCTCAAATATTCTACGAGTAATTTCTCCCCATCTACTATTTTGAATAACCATTTTACCAGTGTTTAAGAATGTAGTGTGGTCTACAGGTCCCAGTCCGTTTACATTACCAACAGCTCCCTCAGAATGAATTGTTAATGTATCTAAGAATTGAGAACCACCCTTTCCTCTACTTGTTACTGCTACATAAGATGGTTCAACTTCTTCAATTGGAAATTGTACTTTTGTATCAGCGAAGTGTGTCCACCAATAAGCATCAATACCCCTTCCTATATACTTTTCAACTGATTCTACATCGGGTGAAAGTGTTATGTTAAATTTCTCAGCTTTTGGAAAGTTTCTTTCAAAGTTTTGTGGGTCATCTCCACTTTCTTGTACCCAAAATGCTGATGGTAGTTTCTCTTTATCTAATAAATGGGAATCAAATCTACCCCAATCCATATACAAAACTATATCGGAATCATCTTTTTCAGATAACCAAGCTCTTATATTATCATCGTGATACTTTTGAGTTTTATTAGAACCTATTGAAACTATACCAACTTTCCAACCTCTCTCATCGAACTCAGTTGCCAAAGATAGTGGTGTTGACCATTCTTCATTTTCATAGGCGTAGATAAAAGTAATTTTAGATTGTTTCATAAAATTCGTTTTGTTGTTCTTGTCTTTTTATTTGTTTTGGATGATACAAACAATACTCTTCTTGTGGTGGAAAATTAGATACAGAATTATATCCAGTGATTCTTTCGTGAACTTTATTCATCCACATAATATCATTTGTATTTTTGTAAATACGAGTTTGATAATCAGGAAAGTTTACCCAACCTTTTTCGTTTACTTGCCATCCCCATTTTTGTATGTGAGAATCGGTCAATCCTTCAACTGTATTTACTCTTGGTATAAAGATTACATCTACTTCATTACCATCCAAAATCTCATGCAAATTATCTAATAGATATTCATTTGGTACTTCATCTGCATCAATCTGAAATATATAATCTCCTTTACAATGTGATTTAAGATTGTTTTTGTAAGATGCGAAATCTTTATTAAGTGGGAATCCAATAACCTTAATAAAATCCTTATGCATATTCTTCATAATATTAAGGTATTCCATAACCACATCTGTTACTGAACCCTCATCATATTGAATTACAATCTCATCACCTTCTCTTAACTTTTCTTTAAGAGTATCTACTAAAACTGCTATTTCTGTAATTTCATTACAGACTGTAACTCCATAACTAATCGTTTTCACTTCTATCTTCTTTTAATATTTCTTTTACTTCTCTTTTAGTATCAGTCTCTTCTGAGAATAATTTTAGCATTTCCTCATATTCGAAATCTATTAAACTAACATACTTCAGTTTATCAAAAAAATAAGTTCTATAATTTCCTAACTTATGGGAATATACACCTCTATTATTTTTTATAAATCCCTTAAATAATCGTTGACCTTCTCTATCAAATGTTCTCAAAACATCAGATAAATCTTTATCCTCTGTTAATCGTTTTGATTTATCTCTAAGTTTTTTTAGTAACAAAACAAAATTAGCAGGTAAAACTTCATTTAATTTTATACAATGTATTTTATTTTTTACTCTACCAATTACAAAAATATATCTTGATTCAGGCCCAGCTTTTGTATCACTTCCATAAGTAGAAACTCTGTAGATATTACATTGTTTTATCTGATTCTTTGGTACTCTTTTTTCAGGAACCAAAAACTCTTTATATTGATTTATATAATTTGGCATTATAACTTTTTAATTTCTGGTAATTTTAAACTTACAAACTCAGGCAACTTAATATATTTATCCATTAATACTTTGAACTTATCATGCATAGCTTGTAGTGAAAAGTTCTTTTTAGTATTAGGTACAAATCCTTTTGATTTTGTTAAGTGTGTTTTGTAGTTATTAAATACTTTATCTAACATACCAGCAGCTTGTGAGTAGTTTACTTGAAACCATTTAGCTTCTTTTAGTAAGAATTGGTCTGCTACACTCTGATGTATCTCTTCTAATCCTCCCTCTAAGAAATCCGTATATCCCTCAGGTAAGAAATCTACATGTCCACTCCATTTAGTGGCTAAGATTGGTTTTCCTGTAAGTGTAAACTCACATAAAGGTCTCCCATATCCCTCACCCTTTGTAAAGGATACCATAGCTTTTACTTTTGGATGATGATATAATGATGCCATTTCATCATCTGATAAATCACCAAACAATAAATGTATAGGTGGACACTTATCACCAATTTGGTTTGTAATACCTTTTATCTTTTCTGCTATAGTTTCTCTATCCATTACAGAAAATCCAGCTGATGATGTTTTAAGAATCAAACCAGGTTGTTTTTTCTTTGGTGTATTTTTAAATACAGTACAGAATGTTTGTATCATCATACCAACATCTTTTCTATCTTTACCCAAATCACCTTTCAACCAATGACCTGTAAAAAGAAAGTTCCAATCAGAATCTATTCCTTCTAAAACATCAACATCTACTTTTGGTTTTAGATATGTAGATAAATCTACACCTTCATGCAATACTTCTATTGGTTTAGTAATCTTATATTGTCTAATTACATTACCTGTTTGTTTATCTTTCTCATCATAAACAGTTCCTTCTAACACTTTTTTAGAAAACTCTGATGGTACAATTATCAAATCCATTCTATTACAACCATCAATCCAATCCTTTGGTGCTAATGTTGATTCAATACCAGCAGTAATACCAATACTAAATTTACCTTTCTTTTGGAATTCATTTGGTACAGTCATTTGAATATGTACCTCTGGTTGTTTTGTTACTTGCTTACCAATTGTTGATAACATTTTTTTACCAAAATCTGTTTGAGGATTAATTTGATTTTGTGGTGTGTTACCCCAACGAGTTGGAATAGTAATCACATCAAATTTATCGTACTCAAATATTGATTTTAGAATATCTCTTGAATGGTCACCATAACCACTTCTAGTTGCTACTGGCGCCTGATATATTAATAATGGTTTACTCATTATGCTAATTTATATAAGTTATAACGTTTTTTCGGTTTGAAGTTTTTAATTGCTTTCTCAATACCATCTGCCATGCATTTGTTTTGATTATCAACACCCAAACCAAGTTCTCCTAAGAATGCTTTTTTACCAGCTTTACCTGCTTTTGCTCTTCCCTTTACACCTTTATCATACCAATATCTAATTGCTTCTGATACTTCTGTTACATCTACTTTATCATCAATGATATAAGGTGTTGGAACAGAACCAGTCATAGTTTGTACTCTACTCCATACAGGTTTTACCCACTCACCATGAGTTACTTTATCTTCCCATTCTCTCCAATTATGAAGTGAACCGATTTTTTTGTAATCATCAGCAGTGAATAACTTACCATCTGATTTTTTTCTAAATCCACATTGGTCTTGCATTCCACCTGTAACATTTACAATGATTGGTGTTTCAGCCATTACTGATTCTGCAGTTGTTAATCCAAATCCTTCATTACCAGCTATGTTGATTGTACAATCTGCTAAATTATAAAGATAATTTAATTCCGTATCACCAATTCTTGAAGTTGAAAATCTAACCTCATAATCAGGACAGATTGCTTCTTTTACTTTGTACAAGTTAGTACCATTTTGGTCAACTGGTGCGGTATGCATCAGTAAACAACAATCTTTTCTATCTTTTTCTGGCAATCCATCTACGAACTTTTTGTAAGCCCAAATTACATCTGATGGTTGTTTTCTTCTAATGTTTCTGTTCATCCAAAATAAAACAAACTTATAATCTTTTCCACCCAATGCTGCTTTTTTGAAATCAGCAGGTACTTCGGTTTTAAAAACTTTTTTTGGATTGATACCATGTGGTACATAATCTACTTGCCAATCCTCTAATGGTTTGATTGTTTCAGAATCTATATTACCAACTCTACTTACGATACCATAAGTTTGTTTTGATATACATCCTAACCAATCACAACTTTCATAATAATCTCTGTTATATTTTGGGTCTGGTAAATCATCCCAAATGTGATAAAATAGAATCGGAATATTTTCTCTTATCTCTGCTTCTATTTCATATAACCATCTCCAATATCTTGGGTCTGTAAAGTGAAGTATCGCATCTGGTTGATGTCTCATTATGAGTTGTCTAAGAATATTAGCATCACCATACCCAGTCCAAGGAACTATCTTTAGTGAAGCATCTTTAACACCAGATTCTTTTCTAGCATCTTCACCTAAATCTATTTCTCTACCTTGGTCGGGATGTTTTACTGCTGCCCCTAATTGAACCCAATGAAATCTATCCATCGAACCCATAACGAATTCTTTGGATACTGTTGCGATACCTGAGGTCATCCGTAAGTCATCGGATAACAATAGTATCTTCTTCTTTTTTGCCATTAACCTTTATTTAAATTGTTCTGAATCTTCTTCTATCATTCCAATACATTCTTGGTGTTGCACCTAAGAATTTCATTTTTCCAACTTTTTCATTGAAATCATTTCTGAGTCCATTTAGTTGGGTGTTGCCATTGTCTTGATTTTTTATATCGTTTGCCATATTAGTATTGTGACCCACTTACCTCTAATAGTGTATAATCATTTATTTCATTTCTAAAATCTTCATCCTCTACATACTTATCAACTGCTCTGTTGACTAACTTTTGTAAAGTGATATCAGATTCAAAAGATAACCTTTTAAATTTTGAGTAAACATTTTTAAGGATTTTTACCGTTGTTAATTTTGTTTCTACCATAATCTCTCTATTTGTATATAAGTATATATAAATATAAGAAAAATATAAAAACATTAATTCCAAGCGGTACAAAGTCCTCTTTGTTTAAATTCACACCAATCACATGGTTTACCTTTGTTAGTAAAGTAATCTATATCTCTATATTTTCCATCGGAATCAAATACAGTTTCAATGAAGTTCATAAACCCATTCCAAGCCTTATTGATGGATGGTTTACCATTCGCTGGTATATGGGTTGATATACGAGGAATAGGAAAATCCCAATCCTCTTTTATCTTCCTTTTTAGTATCTGAAATTCCACATGAACTTTATCTAAAGGTAACCCGTATTTATCAGCGTAAATCTTTTTGTATATAAGTATCTGAGAGTTCTTAATTTGGTCTCTTTTTTGGTACTTATTCCACCCTCTTGTTGAAGTTTTTAAATCTATTATTGTTATGGAGTTATCGTGTAGATTTCTTAGTACCACATCGATGAATCCAATGAAGTTTACATTAGGTTTTATTTCAGCATGTAATGGTAATTCTATAGCTTCTAACTTCTGTCCTTTCTTAGAATACCACTTAGCTAATTTGGATTTAAAGAACTTTAGAATTTGTCTACCATCACCAAAGAATTCTTCTAACTCTATTTGTGTGCAAGGTAATCTATCTCCTTGCTTTTCTTTTTCTTTCTTAAACTCTTCTACTAATTTATCTTTTAGTAAGATATCTAAATCAATTTCTAAAGCTTGCTTTTTTGTTACATTATACATTACATCCAAAAAGTGTTGAATGGTTTCGTGCATAGCCGTACCAAAGATTGTGTGAATATTACCTGAACTTTCACCTAACTTATCGATATAGTTTAGTTTGTATTGTTGTGGACATGAACTCCACATTGAGTATTGAGAGTAAGAAACTCTAGCCATTTGATAAATCTTTGATTAAACTTATGATATTATCGTGGTGTTTACTCCATTTATCTCCTTCTATTTCATTTGTACTATGTTCACACTTTGCTTTTAAATCTTTTTCAATTTGTGAAAGTTGTGTTAAAATTGTAAGTATTCTCATAGTACTAATATACGAAAAATAATTGAGAAATCCAAATATTTTACCAAAAAGTTTTCTCTCTATCAGCATCAGGTTCATATGTAGTATGATGAACTATTTCTGTATTGTAATCCGATGCTTCTTTTGGGTAAGGTTTTGTTTTATGTTTTAATCTTTTGATTAAATCTTTCTTTTCTTTTTTACTCTGAGGTAGAATCTGTATGTATCTATGTTTTGGTGGTTCTTCTCTCCTCCAAAACTCTTTGTAACCTTGCTTACCGATTTCTTTTCTCAGATGTTCTAAGTTACCACTACCCCATAAATTAAATACACTTCTACTATGAATCCAATCATGTGGGTCTTTTGTAAGTGAGATACCCCAATTAGGCATGAGAGCTATATCAGTTGATAATCCTTGATAAATCCAATTGGTTGCTTGGTAGATACCACCTAAATGTTCTTGTCCATTATCAGCGTAACTTAAAAGAACTTTGATATTTTTATCATTATCCTTTATCCATTTAAATGTTTTGGAAAGTGCATTTGATTCTATGTTAGAACCATAACCATCATCAACATATAATCTAGTCAACTCTAAAATGTTATCTTTAGATAATCCTTCACAAACTGATGTAGCTGCTTTTGCTCCAACTGGGAATCCGTAAATAGCACATCCGATTAGTTTTTGGTCATTACCAAAGATATCCTTTTCATCTAATCTATAATAGATACCCAATGCGTACCTACACATAGTCCAAGCGTGAGTATAGTGTTTCTTAACAATAATATCTTTTGCTATTGATTTGGATATCTGAGCTACGGATACCCTACTAACATCACAATATTCTTTACCCTCTACTTTCAATTGGTTCTAATTTTTGTATTTCTAATTCATCGGTATCAGTAACCTTTGGATAAGTTTCTGATGGATGTTTTAATGTTTTTAATATTTTCTTTCGTTCACCACCCTTAGCGAGTATGTAAACATATCTATGTTTTCTTGGTTCTTTACGAATCCAAAATGGTTTATCAACTTGTTGTTGTATTTTCTTTGGGTCATTTGTTCCATAGTAAGGAAAGATTGTTCTTCCATGCTGCCACTCACCATCTTCACTAAATTTAAAACTCCAACTATCATTGTACCTTAGTGAGTTACCTTGATAAATCCAATTCGTAGCTTGATAGATTGTACCAGCGTGTCCTTCTTTTGGGTCTGAGTATGATATTAATCCTTTAATTTGTGGTGTGTTTTCTCTTAACCATTTAAAACTCTGTCCTATAAACCAACTTTCTATATTTGAACCATAATCATCAAATATAAAAACTCTAACTAATTCTAATACTTCTGTTCTATCTAATAAAGGTGATATTGATTGCCCACTTAATCTTCCTATTGGGTCTCCGTAACATATTACACCTATAAGTTTTTCTGATGAATTAAAGAACTGATGAGAATCATCTTCTATGTATAATCCTAATGAATGAGATACTTTAGTCCAAAGATGTGAATAGTGATTCTTCACTATTATATCTTTAGCTACGGATTTAGAAATCTTCCTAACCGATAACTTTGATGTATCACAATATTTTTTCATAAACTACCAGACCAAAACTCATTTAGATGTTGCCAAGTCCGATTGTTTACTATTTTATTTATATTAGCAGGTGATACCTTATTGTTACGAGCCATCACTCTTATATTGCGATGACCCATTTTCCATAACCTTCTTATTGATAAAACTTGCTCATCCGTTAACTTTGCAGATGGATGAGTTTGACCTCTTCTTATTGGCATTTATAAATTTTCATTAATACTATTCGTATAAGCCAGTTCTGATTGAACACCAACAAATCTTTGAACTACCTCACCATCTTTCTCAATGATTACAGTAGGTACTGAACGTACATGATATTGTTGAGCTACTTCAAACTGTTCATCAATATCAATATACGAAAAATTTACGTTATTTCCAAATTTATTGGAAACATTTTCAAATATTGGTTTTAGTGCTTTACAAGGACCACACCATTGAGCTTCAAATTTTTTTACTTCTAACATAATTTTTCTCCTAATTAAATTTAACCATCACATGCAACACAATCTGGGTCTACTGCTCTTTCTGCGATATCACCTCTTAGTACTGATTCAGTTCTCATATAGTACAATGTTTTAATCCCTTGCTTCCAAGCTTCCATTGTTACCTGATTAATCCACTTCGGTGTTGCTATCGAAGGGAATGCTAAGTTTAACGAAACAGATTGGTCAATGTACTGCTGTCTAACACCAGCTTGCTTAACTAAATCCATTTGATTAATTTCTTTAAATGTTTTGAATACATCTTTTACTGGATATACTTTATCTCTATCTCCATTTGTTATATCCTTACAAAGAACCATTTTACCTTCTAAGTAACACCACTTATCTAATTCTTTGATTCCTTGTACTGAACCTCCATCTTCTAAGATTGTATCCCAAGTATCTTTGTTATTTAATTTTAACTTTCTTAATACTTTTTCTAATTCAGGATTTTTTCTGATGAAAGTTCCTTTAGAAGTTTGTTCTGTAAATACATTTGCTGCCCAAGGCTCAATACCTGGTGATGAATTACCAGCTAACTTTGAGTTGGATACTGTTGGTGCAACTGCTCTAAGGTGTGTGTTTCTAAATCCAGTTTCTTTACACCAAAGTGGTTCACCATATTCTGATGCTAAATCTCTACTAGCTCTTTCTGATTCAATTTTTAATTGTGAGAATACTTTACGAGTTTCAAATTGTGCTTCCATACCTTCAAATGGAATACCTCTTTGTTGTAGGTAAGTGTGCCATCCTAAAACTCCTAGTCCTAATGCTCTACCTTTTTCTGCTGAACGAACTGCATTTTCAAATCCTCTCATATTCTTTGCTTTCTGAATGAACTCTGAAAGAACTCCATCTAAAAATGTTGTAGCTGTATAAACTAAATCGGTATCTCTCCACTCATCATACTTTGCTAAGTTAAGTGAGGATAAACAACAAACAAATGAATGTGATTCATCTGTATGTAATACTATCTCAGAACAGATATTAGTCATAAAAACTTTTAATCCATTCTTTTTATACATTTCGGGATTAGCTTTGTTGGTATTTCCTTTAAACATAATATAGGGTTCACCAGTTGCTTTTCTTTTTTGAAGTAATTTGCCCCATTTTCTTCTAGCATCTGGCTCTCCATCTTGTAGTTTTCTCATAAACTTATCACCAACGATTGCACATTGATGTAGATTAAGTGATTGTCTATTAACATCACCTTTTGGTTCTCTGATTTCTAACCAATCTTCAAAATCATCATGTTCGATATTTAAGTTTACTGATGCTGCTCCTCTTCTTACTGAACCTTGATTCGTAGCAAGAATTGTAGAATCGTATATTTTAGCGAATGGTACAACACCATCTGATGTTCCATTACCAGTGATAATAGAACCAGCTGGTCTAATTTGATTAATACCAATACCTACTCCACCACCATGTTTGGCAAGTAACATTAGTTCTAAGTTCTTTTTACCAATATCATAAATTGAGTCTGCTACATCGATACCAAAACAACTGATTGGTAATCCTCTATCAGTACCAGTATTAGAAAGTACAGGTGTTGCTAAGTTTAACCAACCCTTCCAAATATAATCGAAGAATTTAGTTGCTAATTGAGGTTTATTCAATCTTCGTGCAACAGTTGTTGCCACCCTCCAATAAGCATCTTTTGGTTTTTCACCAGCTAATAGATATCCTTTGGATATAGTTTTTACATATATTTCTGTATTTGCCCAAGAAGGAAAATCAACATCCAACTCCCAGCCAAATTCTGAGCCGTAATTAGTTTTTGCCATAATGTTTAATTAAAATAAATCATCCCAATCTTCACCTTCATTTGCTTTACTGTAATCAGTAGGTCTGATAGCGAAGAAATCTGTATGGGTATGTCCACCTGTTAAATGATAGAACCAATCTAAGTTTTCTGATTTATCTTTATCGAATTCAAAGATACCTTCATATCCTAATTCTTTTAACTTAGAGTTTGTTCTTGCTTTAATAAATTCTTTTAAGTCATCTGCTTTTAGATTTTCTAAATCGCCCATCTCAAACATTTTATCAATAAAATTGACTTCTAGTTCAACGATTAATCTAGCAGCTTCTTCAATGGAATCTTTACATTGTTCTTTGAGTTCGGGATATTCTTCACACATATGTCTGAATAATTGACATCCCATTCTACTATGAAGTGATTCATCTCTTACACTCCATTTCATTTGTTGTCCGATTCCTTTTAGTTTGTTTCTCATTTGAAATGAGTAAAGAACAGCAAAGGAAGAGTAAAGAGATACACCTTCAGCGAATGCTGAGAAGATTGCTAAACTCCTACCTACTTCCTGTCTTGCTTTTTCGTTCTTTTGTAAGTCTGTGTGTTTCCACTCTGCGGAAGTTGCTGTCAGTAACTCAAACTTTTCAGCTACTGCAGGTTCATGTAAAAATGCTGAGAAATCATCCAATCCTAAAGTTTCGTTTAAATAAGAATATGCAGTTGCATGAATAGTTTCTTGTGAACCAAACATCATTGCCATCTGTCTTATTTCATGTTTAGGAAACCAGTCCGTAACCATATTAGTCCAATAATCTGATACTGCACATTCTGTTTGTGCAAATCCTAATAGGATATTACCTACCAGATTCTTTTCGGAATCAGTTAATCTTTCATTCCAATCCTTCACATCCCCTTGCATTGGGATTTCAGTATGGAGCCAAAATGCTTGTGCTTGTTTTAACCAACCTTCATTGTAGTATATCGGATACTCAAATGGTTTGAACGGGACTCGTTCTTCGAATAATTTGCTCATATTTTTATAACCTTTATTTGTTTTCTTCCACAGATGCTTTTCGATAATCTGTAACTAATTTTTTGATTTCACCAATAGCTTTTCTAGCTCTTGATTTTGCAGCTTTTGAGCTACCATTGTGTTCTGTTTCAAATTCGATAAATAATTCTTTGATTTGTTCGAAAAGTTCTTGTGATTTTGCCATAATTAATTTTCCTTTATTTAGTGTTCGTAGATATAACTATAGTATATATTCAAAAACAAATATGTTCCATAGTTAAATTTTAGTTTTTCTTTTAAAAGTTCATACTCTCCACATATTTTTTATGTAATAATTGCTTTCTTTCAATATTACCACTAGCAGATTCTTTGGTTGATAACATACCTTCAGCGGAAGTTCCATCATAAACTTCTATGAATCCAGTATTAGTATCCATCTTACAAGGGAAGGTAATACCATCAGGTCCAAATCTGTTTTTCATAACGTGGCATCTTGCAGTATTATTGAGTTTATCTTTACTCTTTCTACTCCAACTCATAATGAAATCAGCATTCATTACTTTTGCGTAAGAATCTGAAATTTTATCAGCTTCAATAACTTCTGAATCTATTGCTGAACGATTGGTTTGTGATGCTGTCCATATGGGAATCCCATACTCACCACTCAAACCTCTCAAGTCGATGTAAACACCACCTTGCTCTGCATAAGTAGAATCAGTTTTGTTTGAATGTGATAGTAACAAATCAGCATAATCAATAATAATCAAATCTGGTTTGTTATCGTTAGCTATCATCTTATCAATATGTTGTGCAACCTTTTTAGCGGATACACCTTTAGGTGGGAAATATTTAATGAGAAGATTACCTTTTAGTGATTTAATCTTTTCCCTAACCTCATCTTTCTTTTCTTTTATATTTGCCGAAGGTATCTTTGAGAATACTGTATCGTATCTTTGTCCTACATAGTGTTCAGATAACTCTAGTGAGTAGTGAACAACACTCAAACCTTGTCTTACCGCAGATGCCCCTAAAGCCGTTAGAATCCAAGTTTTACCAACACCCGATGGAGCTACTACAACTCCCAATTCACCAGGTCCTAAACCACCATCCATCAAATCGTTTAGTGGTTGCCAATCAGAAGGAACTGTATCTCTCTTAACATCTTCTATACGTGATTCAAAATCATCCTTATAATCATGTCCTAAATCAGTTTCAGTACCAACCTTCATAGCTTTATCAACCAAATCCTTAATCCTATCAAAGTTACCAGCTTTTAGTAAATCAACTGATTGAAGGATTACTTGTTTAAGATTTTGGTTTCTACAAAATGCGGTGAACTCTTTTTTAATGTAATCTAAATCTACATTACCAATCTGAGTATAAACATGTCTAAGTTGTTCAACAACTGTAGTTTTTAGAATATCATTATCTAATTTAGAAAGTTTAACTTTGAAAACATCCATAGTAGGTGGTTTTCTAAACTCTTCATTATAATCAATGATTTCATCAACAATCCATTTGTTTGCTTCTGATTCAAAAAACTTTGGTGATAATATCTCAGAAAGTTTTTCTAAGAACTTACCATCAGTAAGTAATGCTGATACTACCTTTGATTGAAATGAATTACCAAATTTTGATAAATTATCTATCTCCTGCATTTATAACTTTTATATTTTAACAAATATACGAAAAATATTTGATATTTCCAAATATTTATACCTTTAATTTTAATTTTGTGATTTGTTTTTTCTCTGTTCCGTACTTCTCACAAACATACTTAATATGTTCTCTACCTTCTCTACTGTTGTAAAGTATTTCTAAATACTCATTTGCTTCTTTTTTAGAACATTGATAATCTTTAACCATTAGTTCTACTAACCAATCTTCATACTTATCTGTTTTCTTACCCTTAACATATCTGAGATAATGTCTACCTTTTGGTAAAATACCAATGTATGCTAAATACAATGCTTTGGGTGGAAGTGATTGTGTATAAGGTTGTAACTCAGCTATCAAATCAATCCAATCAGGATTCATAGAAAGAAATCTGTGAATCATATAATTAGACCAACTCTTCATATCTGCTTCTTCTAATGTATCAAAGTACTTTGGATTCTGTTCGTTTGTGATTGCCTTTATGTGGTCAAATAATGATTTAGCCATTTTTCTTATCTAACTTTTTAACTTCATCAGGTAATAAATCTTCATTAACTGCTCCACACTCACCACATAGATAAACCTCTATTGGTATCATTACATCTTGTGGTGTACCTGCTGCTAATCTTGATATTGTTCTAAACTTTGCTCCATTTATAAATACATCATAACCACAATGTTTACACACCATTGGTTTAGAAGTATTCATATCTAACTTGGGTTGTTGAGGTGGTTGTGTTCCTACACCACCTGCTCCTATAATTTTTGCCATCTATTTATTAATTGTTGATAAAATGTTTAGTATTGTAGCCATAAAGGGTATTTCCTTATCGACTGCTAAAGCATCTCTATGTTGTCCTTCTGCTAATACTAAAATTACTCCACTCACTTTACCTGAAGCATATTCATCTACTTTATCATAGAGAAGAGAATACATCTCAGTAAAATCTTGCACCTTCGAATCAGCTACAGTTTGTCTGATTTTCATATATTTGTTTCTACTATCATCTGATGCTTTTAAGATATCCACTATCTTAGTTTTAAAATCAGAATCCAACAAATCATTCTTTGAAAGTTTTAACACTCCTTTAACAGAATTCAATTGGCAAGTATTTATAACTTTTCTAATATCAGGATAAGATGAATCTATGATTGGAACTAAATCCTTTACATCATAATTTACGTCCTCTGATTTTAGAATCTTATCTAATTGTACTGCTACCTCTTTTTTAGATGGTGGTACGATTTGAAAGGTTTGACATCTACTTTGGATTGGGTCAATAATCTTTTCAACATAGTTACAGGTTAAAATAAACCTACAATGTTTAGAAAATGTTTCCATTAGATTTCTAAGTATCGCTTGTGCGTTTGGTGTCATATAATCAAATTCATCTAAGATGATAATTTTATACTTTTTAAAACCTTGCGATGATGCAAAGTTTTTAACTTTGTTTCTAACGGTATCTACATTGTTTTCATCAGATGCGTTTATAACCATATAATCACATTCTATAGATTTAACAATAAGTTTAGCCAAAGTTGTTTTACCAGTACCAGCTCTACCAAATAGTAAAAGGTGTGGTACATCCTCTGTTTCTATATAACCGCTTACTTTTTCTTTTAGATGTTCATTACCAACATAATCATCTAATTTAATTGGTCTGTATTTTTCAACCCATAATGAGTTGTCAACCATTTCTTCCTTTTGTTCGAAAAATGCCATTTATTCTCCATTCTTTCAAAATTTGATTTTTTGTGTTGAATTTAATCTTAACCTCTAATTTAATTAATCTTTGGGTTTTTAGATTAAATTTGGATTTACCAAACAAAAATTTTGTGAGTTACTATATAGGATGCTCACTTCCCCTATCTTCCGACTTCTTTTAAATAATTTTGTTTCATAGTATCCCAATCCATACCAATGGCATCTATATAATATAGATGTTCTGGCTTCAATCGATTAGAATCATGTAACTTAGTATATCTTTTGATGGCTTGTCGTTTCCACCACTTATTAATGTAATCAATACCATCCTCAAATTTCTTCTTCATCTTTAAATCTTTTTCTTCAATTTCTGAACGAAGAAACTCAGGTCCGTTTTCATACATCATAGCAAGATACACTCCTCTTTTAAATCCATGATGATAACTGGATTGTTTGATACCACACTCTTTAAAGATTTGTCCTAAAATCTTTTGTTTGATACCACTAACAGGTCCGTTTCTTTCATAACCCATACTCTTACCATTTCTTTCTCTCTCTTCGGTAATGTGTTTCTTATACCAATCTTCTCTGTTTTCTTTCAACCATTGGTGCCACGGGTCATAGAACTCATCATCTGGTTTGATTGATATCTTTCCAGCTGATTCACCCAAAGTTTTAAAATGTGGGATACCATTATACTGAGAATGAATACCATACAAAGAAGTTGTACCAACTGCTATAAGAGTTTGTCCATATTTCTTTTTCCAATATTCTCTAACCTCAGGTACAGTGGTCATCATAGCGGTAAGTTTACCTCCTAAGAAATTGAATCCTAAAGGTTGTGTACAAACAATCGTAGATGCGATAGTTGTAAAGTTTAGTTTACCTTTTTTGAATTTATCATCCTTAGTCCAGCCAATATATTTATCTCTTACACCCATTGATGTTACATCAGATGCAAGTGATACCATCCCCAAAAGTTTACCACTCTTTTTATCCTTAACAAACAACTTAACATTTCGACCAGGATTAGCTGTCCAACTCATTGTATGAATCATTCTTCTAAGATGAGTCCACTTTGTAGCTTCATTCTTATCTTCAACGATTTCAACATAGGGTTCTAATTCCTCAATCTCTTTGATTGTAAGTTCTTTATTGTTGATATCTGTAGGTCTCCACTGCCAATCGTAGTAAGATGCTATTGTAGATTTATCTCTAAGCATAGAATCTTCCTGCAACTCTACCCACTTTTTGTACAGAGTTTGTTCCTCTACAGACATCTGCATGAGGTAATCCATATTATCAATGAGTTTTTTCTTCTCATCTTCAAATACGAATTGAGGTTTAGCTGGTTCTGTATCCCAAAAACTCATTATTTAATCTCCACCAAATAATAGTTAGAAGTATAATCACCATCTTCAAATCCTACATGCGCTAATCCTTTAGATGAAATTTTAAGTGATGATTTGTTTGAACCTTTGTTTGCAGTTAATATTTCTTTTAGATACTTAGCTGAGAATGCTATTGGTTCAATATCATTATCACAACTACAATTTACAGAAATAGAAATTCTGTTTGAATTAATTGATGAATAACCTAAGATGATTTCTCCTTTGTTATTCTTACAAGTGAATGTAAATGTATCCGCATCTGCCAATGCTCCCTTAGACTTGATGTATTTGTTAATAAACTCATCATCTAATGTAATGTTAGCATCAAATGGAGGAAGTTCTTTTAAATCAGGTACCGCTGGTATAACAGATGGTGCAGCTAACATATACTGAACCTTAGTTCCCTTATCACTAAATCTAAGAGCGCCTGTTGTTTCTTCTATCTTAACTGATGAATCTAATACACTTAACAATCCTTTCAACTGAGAAGTGGTATAGATACCAAACTCACCTGATGGGAAATCTTTTTCAGTTACAGTAACATCACCCAATAGAGTTTTGTCATCTGAAATCATTTTAACCGATACTGAATCATCGGTTGAAGTTAACATTACAGATTCAACCTCACCACCGAGATTATATCTACTAATAAAACCATTTAGTTTTTGTTTTTCCATAATTATCCTTTTACTAATTTTAAATTTATACTAATATACGAAAAATTTTTCACATTTCCAAATTAAAAAGCAAAAAACTTTTCAGCTGTTTTGGTTGAGGATAAAACTTCACCCCAATCCATTGCGTTGTAGAAATCTTCTAATTTCTTTAGAAGTTCTCTTTCAAAGATTTTATCATAATCAATGTATGTATTGACTAATTCCATAATTTCTTTTGGGTCATCATAACCTTTGAATGCTACTCCATCTAAACCTAATGGATTTTGTTTTAAATAAACCCATTTTACTTTATCACCATTTTTCATCGGTTCATATTTCATCTCACATTTGTAGTGAGATAATAATTGATTGAAAGCAATAGCTGCTTTGACGTGAGCTGGTGTTGCTGATTTAAATTGAAACATTCTTTGTTGTTTACCTTTCGGTAAGTACTTTGTTAGATTTTTAACCGATGTATTTTTTGCGATTTGTACAACATTCATTTCAGATAAACTTTTTTTGAATCCCCAAATCTTATCAGTTAGTTCACTTTCAGTATTACCTTTCAGAATATCAATGAGTACTTCACTCATAAACTTTCTAAAAGCTGCTGGATAAGATGACCTAACAACATCTAATCCCTTTACATCTAATTTATCAACAGGTACTCCATTATCTGAAATAATCCATTGAGCATATCTTTTCTTTGCTATCCAAATACCACTCTTTGAAACATATTCTTTTTTAATTTCAAATCGATGTTTATCTTTATCTACATTGAAAACTTTTTCAGATAAAATATCATAGAATCCATTTAGATAATCCTGCATCTCTTCTGCTATATCATTTACAAATCCAGCGATAGTATCCTGCTCATTATCTTTCCAATTAGGTATCCTTTTATCTAATAAAGGTACTGCCGAAAAGAATACAGAATCAGTATCGATGTATATGTTAGAATCCAAAGTACTATCACCAAGCTCCTTATTGTACTTGATGTTAGCCATATCAGCAGTTGATTTAATAACTGTTTGTCCTGTCGTGGTAACAGCGGTAGCATTATCAACATCATAGAACCTAAAGGCAGGAAGACCAAGCACCCCATATAAAGAGTTAAGTAGAATCTTCTGTACCAACTGACGTTTTTTATACCATTCATATTTTGCTTTGTTCCCTGCTTTTCCATGCTCTTTCATTTGATTTTTGAATTCAACTCTTTGATTGAACCAAATATCTAAGATATCAGGTATACAACCAACTGTATCTGTTCTATATAATACACCATTTGATGCTACTGAAAACTTTGATTTATCAAAGAACTTTTTGAGATTCTCCTGCGTAATTGTATCTCCATTAATAATCCATTTATCTCTTTTACCTTTTACAAAATCCTCTGCACTCCAATCTTCAATCTTACCAACTTTAGTTTCAGGTGAGATATTAATACTCATAATGATAGAGGGATATAGAGAAGTCAAATCCAAATCATAAATCCATTCGTACTTACCAACGATAGGCGCTTTCACATATGCTCCAATGAATTTTTCTTCATTGTTATCCCTTAGAGCTTGCATCCTCTCTTGTCTGTCAGCAGGTTTGTTCGGTGCTACGATACCTTTCCTTTTAAGGTAACATAGTAGTGCCCCTTCTAAGTATTTTGATGAATAAACAAAATCCTCATATGGAACGTGACCTGCATGACAGATACCTCTAGCCGTATCGATGAACTGTAGTTTCTTATCCATATCAACAACCAATTCAACATCAACTAAGTTGTACTCAATGAACTTCTCTATATCATCTCTGAATAGTTGGTCTAAGTTACCTGCATATTCTACCTTTCCTCTCCCTAACTCTTTGTTAGCAATAGAATCCAATCGGTAATTATCCAACTCTGTATAAGTAAAGTTTTTGTAAAGTGCTAAATAATCTAAATAAGATACACCAGCCATAAAGAATCTTTTTCTATAAGGTGACCAGAAACATTTACCAATAGGTGATAATCTGTTTGCATGTCTTTCACCTAATAATCTTTTGATTCTGTTATATAACATAGGTGTATCAAAGTAATCAATATTCCAACCCGTAACAATTGATGGATTGATATATTCATATAGTTCTAAAAACTTCATTAACATATCCCTTTCATCTTTGAATGGGATTACGATTGCTTTATCTGTTTTCTTTTCTACCATCAAACCATCTTTATCCATTACCAACACCCAATACTGATTGGTTGCTGAATCATGTAATGCGATAGAAGTTAGTTCGTTCTTAGCTTCTTCAGGATTTGGTAAACCAGTTTCCATCTCACACTCAATATCATATGTAAGAATTACGTGTCCTTCTGATGGTAAATCTGAATCGGTATAAGTATCTACTAATACTCTAGTCGTTTCAGGTACATCTGATTCAAATAAGTTAGGGTCATCTTTTGAGAATTTGTAAATCTTTGTTAATCTATCTCCGTACAAAGATACTGCTTCTCCTCTATCTGCTTTTTCATACGCATAACGAGTGTATGGAAAAGAACGATATCCTAATTTATCATCCCAAAGGTGAACTAAGTTTTTTTCTCTTTGATAATATACGTTTTGGTACATTAAGTATTTAACTGTTTATGAAGTTCTTTAATCATTTTACCTTCGTTTGTAGATAATTCTTTTGCTCTTTCTAAAGAACGAAGTTCGTGGGTAAATCTAAATATATCATCATCCAACATTTTATCTAACAAATCGAAAAATTCTGTTTTCTTTTTGAAGAATAACCCATTAGGGTCAATCTCTCTATAACACAATGAGTCCTGAAATATCATTGGAGTACCATTCATCATACAATCCGTACCACTTACACTCCAACCATAATTTGTTTGTCTCATCTGTACACCAACTTTACAATTCTGTAATCTTTGGTAGTATTCATGCTTTGGAACTTTTGTATTATCAATCCAAGTTTCAGGTGATTTACCAACCAACTGAGGAATCCATACTACAAAGTCCTCTCTTTGTTTTCTGTATTCTCTCATCAACTTTAGAAAAGCAGGATAACCTTTGTAACCAGCTGCTCTATGATTGAATACAATAACATTTCTTTTTTCATCTGATGGTTTCTCAATTATCTTAGATTTATCCACACCCAAATTCCAAACCTTTAGAATATTATCTAAATCAGAAACAAACTCTTCACTAAAAGTTTCACTAGCTTCTTCCAATACTCTGTTCTTTTGGTCTTGCGTATTAAGATAACAAGTATCCATTTGTGATACTCCTAATAATTCTATAGGTAACCACATCCATTTTGCTTTGCCCGGTCTCCTATCAACTCCATTGGCAGATTTCATTTCCCACCAATGACAATATCCAATTATTTTTGTATCAACATTTTTCTTATATCTACCAACTTGAACCCAATCAGGTAAATGTGAGTAAATTACATCATACTCAACATCCTTCATCAACTTAATAAAATCAGGTGGGAAAGCTCTTTGATTCATCATATCACCTGAGAATGGTAGGATGTGTTGTTTTACATTTTCTAAGTTTAGTTTCTTTACGGGCTTTGGTAAGATTACATTCCAATAATATTCACCTTCATTATCTAATGCGATGATATGATTGTAAAGAACATCTACAAAAGAGTCCTTTTCGATGTTAGAGGCATTGGTGATATTTGGTATCACCAACACCTTTCTAGCATCTTTGTAATCAATTTTTGTTTCCCAAAAACTCATTAAGTTAAAATCTCTTTATCATTTAACATTTTTTTGAAATCATCTCCATGTACATTTAACTTTCTAATATTTAATTTTTTAGAAGTTATTACGAGATTATGTACTTCGGTAACTCCACCTTTATCAATACCCCAACTTCTTGGAATATAGTGGTCACCTGCTATTTGATTTAAAGTTAAAGGTTGATTTGTAAAGAAACATTTTCTACCTTGCTCTTCCCACTTCTGAATAATTTGTGGTTTAGTAAAATCTCTACTATCAATATCAATAACTCCAAAAGAATCTTTATCTTCTTTTACTTCTTTATCAAGAACATAAGTTATAGTACTGAAAGCTTTCTTATTTTTACCATTAAACAATTTATTGAATGGCTCCATTTGTTCATCTGTTGTACCAAACATTACTTCGTTTAGATACAATTTATCATCAGTATTACTCCATCTATCATATACATCGAAAAACTTAGATACATATCTATCAGTAATTAGCTTACCATGTTTAGTTTTCAACTCATATCCGTATAAAATTAATACTTGAGATAACATTGATGTCAATTTGTATTTGTAATCTGCTGGTACAGAAGTTATAATATCATAACTAAATGATAAAAGTTCATCAAGCACATCTTCTTTAAACTCCTCAAACGCTTCTATAGAAGATAAAGAACCATTAGAAGCTTGGATTTCTTTTATATATGCAGTATGTTTTGCTTGTCCTACTCCATTTCTGTAACCATTCTGTAACAAAAATATTAACTCAGATAACCACTCATCTACTTCCATTCTACCACTTAGTGAAAATGAATCAGAAAAATGTTTAAGTCTTTGTTTTTTATTTTTACCATCAGTAAAAGTTCTTTCAAATAAATCTAATCTATCTTCAAATCTAGCACTATTTCTAATATACTCAGATAAGTAACCTCTAACTGCATTTCTAATTTCTTGTGGTTTCATAGCATTAGTATTATTCAATACATTGATAAACAAATCAGCTGTTTGTTCATCACTCAAATTTTCATACCATAAACAACTAATTCTATATCCCAATATTTGTTGATAAATAGCTGGATAGTTTTCTCTAATATCACTAATGTTCATTCCTCTAACATCAATACCATTACCTAAATTAAAGATATCAGTATTAGGTAAAGAAAATCCACCTCTAATGAAATCAATAATAGATGTAATCCTTTGTTGACCATCTATTAGCTCAAACCTATATGTTTTACCTACTTTAATAACTCTAATATGTATTTGTGGTATTTTTCGATATCCATTTGATATCACTGTTAACATAATAAGTTGTTTCCAAGAAAGTGGAGCCACCTTCTCTCTCTGATACTCTCTAGCACCAGTTTCAATTGATGGTGTTGTATTACTTGTTAAGTAATCTACACTAACATCACCGTTATGTGAAACGGATTTTTTTGTTTTACCGAACTTATCTTCGGCTTCTTCGCAATAAATAAATAATTCTTCCATAAATAATTGTGTTTTTAATATCTCTTTGGCCTCTATGTGCGTTTTCAGAGATATTTGTTATTAATTTATACCTATCGTTTCAAGTCTGTAGGTATCTTCAGACTATATTTTACAAATATAAGAAAAATATTTGATATATCCAAATCTTTTTTTACTTTTTTGTTACTATCATTGAAAATGTATCACGAAGATAATCATTTAGGTTACCAAATTGGTCTACACATTTGTACTTCATGAGCACTTTCATAATTTCCAATTTATTGATTGGATTTATTTCTTCATGAAATCTATCTAAAACATTTAGTTTTATATTTCCTGATAAATCAGGATTATCTAACTGCATTAGTTCTCTATTCATTAAGATTTGGTCTTTAGATTTTAGTATATCATCATATATTTTAATCTTTCCTTTCTTTTCTTCAGCTAAACTAAACAAATCATCTATCGAAAGTTTTTTATTTTCGGTGATTTCAGGAAATCTTTTAACTAATGTTTTTATACCACATCCATAAACGCCTGGTATATTATCTGATTTATCTCCATCTAAAACTCTGTATAGAAGTAGATTCTTAGATTCAATACCATATTCTTCCTTTACCAACTCTTTGTTGTAAAGTTTCTTTTTGGTAGGAGACCAAACGATGGTTGTATCATCTACTAATTGTAGGAAATCCTTATCAGTAGACATAACCACCGCTTGTTCGTTCTCTTTCAGTAATTGTGTACTGATGTATGCCATTACATCATCAGCTTCACAACCATCATAAATCATCGTTGTCATAGGTAGATAGTTCATAATGTCAGCCAACCAAACAAATTGTCTTTTCATTGATTCTCTTTCATCCTCATCGTTCATCAAATCAGCATATTGTCTATTGACTCTTAACTTATTCTTTGAACGTTCAGATTTGTACCCACTAAAACGTTTCTTTCTCTTCTGAGAACCTCCCTTACCATCAAACACTACAATTACTCTCGTAGGTTGAGTATTTCTAATCGCATAACCTATTGATTTCAGAACACCAGTTACACCACCAACATGCTCACCATCATCATTCATTGTAGGAATGGATGACCAACATCTGATAAATGTATTAAGACCATCGATAATTAGAACTCGGTCATTTCGTTTCCTATCGATATTTTGGTCATGTGCTCTCTCAACCGAATTGAGAATATCTTTGTAGAGTTTTTTCATACTAAGTTGTTGTTGTTGTGTAGGTTGGACCTTCGTTCAGAGTATCTTTACCACTAAAGTACTTTTCTAAAACTTCCAACCTCTCATCAGCAGATGCTAATAATTTCAATGCTTCCGTTGCGTTATCCCAAAAATCTTTTGTGGAGTGGTCTCCTATCCCAGCAGGGAAACTACCAAGTAGTTCTAACGATAATAAAGCTTTGTTTTTATCAGCTAATGCTTCTGATTTTAACATTTCATAAATTTTCTTATCTATTTTCATAATTTTAAATTTAATCATTTTCTCCAGCCAACTCAGTATCAATTTCCATAGCTTCGATATCTAAAGTATCTGATTTATATTGTAAGATAGTTGATTCACAAATCTTTTTGTAAATCTGTTCTCTCACATCAGTCCTCTCATCCATCAATTCGATAAAATCTTTTGATTGGAATTTGATTTCTTCACCAGTATCAGTATCAATGTATGTGTACCAAGCGCCAGCTTGTTTAACCAGTTTGTTATCTTTCATAACTCGTAACCAAGAACCATAGTTATCAATACCTCTATCGAAGTAGATTTCAAAATCTGCTGCTCTCAATGGAGGTCCCATTCTGTTCTTAATTACTTGACATCTCACTTTCATACCTACAACCTTATCCAATCCATTTACTTTCATTTTGATTTGCCCCATACCTTTCAATCTCAATCTTACTGAGGAATGGAAAGCAAGTGCTTTACCACCTGAAGTAGTCCAAGGGTCACCAAACATAGCGTTCATTTTTTGTCTAAGTTGATTTGTAAATACTAAGGAGATTTTCTGCCTACCAATCATATTGGTAATCTTTCTCATCGCCTTTGAGATAATAATAGCTTTATCTGTAGCATATCCATCTTTATTGTAATCAGCTGCCAACTCATTCTTAGTTGAAGCTGCTGCTACTGAATCTACTACGATTGTAACTAATTTATCTCTTGAGGTTTGTCTAACCTTTTCGATGATAGTTTCTGTAAAGTCAAAGATTTGTTCTACAGAGTCTGCCGATACATAAAGTAATTTAGAAACGTCTACACCGATTGCTTCTAAAAATTCTCTACTCACCGCAGTTTCGGTATCAATCAATACTGCTACACCACCTTGCTTTTGTGTTTCAGCAAGTAAGTGAGCCGATAGTAATGATTTACCACTCTGCTCCAAACCAGTAACTTCTGTGATTCTACCAACTGGTAATCCACCATACGGGCGATTAGAAATTGCCACATCCAACATAGCACATCCAGTCGAAATCCAACCCTCTACATTTGTAGGAGCTTCATCCGAATCCAAGAAAAATGCTACCTTCTGGTCTTTTGCTGATTTATTCAGTTCGCCAGCTAGGATATCTGCTAAGTCTAAATCTTTCTTTGCCATATATGGGGTTTATTAGTTGTTAAACAAATCATCAAATGCCGCTGCAACATCATCTGTTTTCTTAGTTGCTTTTGGCTTATCATCTTCTACATCAAATGGTAAATCGTTTACCTCTTCTGTAGGTTTTTTAGAAAGTGTTTCTTCTGCTACAGAAGATTCACCCTCATCATTTTTAGATTCTGCAGTTGGATTTAACCATCCTTCTAACACACCTTTTAATTCATCGTAAGATAACTCTGAATATAAATCTGTGATTTCAGTTTGCCCATCTAAAAACTTAGTAACATCATCTGCTTCTTTAGCTAATGGTGTTTGATTTGGTTTAACTCTAATAGTAGTTACAGGATATGAAGTTCCTGCTTCTTCCGCAGATTGGTATTCGATAGTAATATCTCTACCATTCTTTGGGTCTGTAATATCTCCATAATCTGGGTCAGCTATGTAACCTAAGATTTCTTGATATACAGTTTTACCGAATCCCCAAAATTTGATTCCTTCACCTTCTTGTCCTCTTACTAAGATTGGTACGAAAGTTCTTAACTTCGGCTCCATTTGTTTTGCAGCTTTCCAATCTTCCTTATCACCCATTCTCTTTAATCTATCAGCGAACTCAACGATTGGGTCAGGTCTACCAAATGATTGTGGTGAGAGATAAGTTTTGTTATTAATGTTGTAGTGAAAATACAATTCGATGAAAGGATTATCTTTTTCGAATTTGTAGGGAACGATTCTGACTTGATGTTTACCAGGTGTTGGTTTCCATAAATTGTCAGACTTCTTTTGTGTGTTTTGTAGTTTGTTCAGTCTACCTCTGATTGCGTCAATATTAATTGCCATAATTTACTCCTTTAAGTTATTAATGTTTAAATTTTATGGTTGAATGTTAAGTGGCTTTCCTCCACTCGGTGTATATATAAATATAACGTTTTTCTAAAAACGTAACGTTTATTTTGCCCATTTTTTCCTTTGTACAATTTGTGATATTACACCATATACGGACAAATCTTCATAAGTGTCTTGAATGTTTTCACCTACTTCATCGGGCTGTCCTTTTACCACTAATTGTAACAATCTTTGAATCTTGTCATTCTTCCTAAACCAAAGACCTGTAAGTGCTACTTTGATATCATCTTCAGTTTCCAAAGATGTACCAACGGAGATATTACCTGGTCCGTAGTTCCTCTGTTTTTTACAGAAGGTCTCATACATTTCATCTAAAATTGTTCGGAATTCTTTTGTAGTTTGTGGGTATTTCTCTTCGCAATACTCCACAGCAGATTGTTTATTCATATAACTTTTTATAATTTAGTACTAATATACAAAAAAAATTTGATATATCCAAATAAAATTAAGAAAATTTTATTACATCGAATACTCTTGTGTTGATTTTTTTAGTTCCTTCAACATTTGTTACTATAATTGCGTTCTTAAACTTTTCCCAATCAATAGTAAATGATTTATCTAACACACCATTGTTTTCTTCTTTTACCAATTCGTTAAGAGCGTTAATTGTGTACAATGTATTAGATTGTTTTTTTCTATGTACTAATATAGTATCACTTAATGGTTTCTCTGGTTTAAAAGCCGTATCTATATTATAGGTTACAAATAACTCTTCTAAATCAGATTTGTTTTGAAGAACATAAATGTAGTTATAAACTATATGATATGTTTCTCTTATCTGTTGAAGGGTTGTCTGAAGTTTCTCCTTTGTAGTGAAAGTACACAATAATTGGGTTTTCATTAAATCTCTCTAACTTATATTTATTCATCTATAAATATAGAATTTGAAAAGATTAATCAGATTCTACCTCTTCAATATCTTTTTCGAACCTTCGTAAAGATTTTTCATCCCACTCATCAGTATTGAATGTTCCCATCTTCAAAGCGTGTGCCATAAATGGAGTTTGTAACATTTCCATAGTAGGTGAAGCTCCTATACCTCTGGCTCTACCTTGTAATTTAAATAAAGGAAACTTTTTATTTGATTCATGTCTGAATAAGATTTCACCTGATTCGTAATCTATTTCAATCGAATCTGATATAAATTGTTCTAACTCTGAATAATCTTTGTTACCATCTCTTACTTCTTGTATCTGTTCTTGTAACATAGATTGGAAATTAGAACCAAACAAACTTACCAATGTTTGTTCATTCAATACAGCCCCATCTGGCTCTATACCATACATTGTTTGGAATCCATCTACACCACCTTCTTTTACCCTTTGATTTAATCCTAATGTTTCGGATATGTGCATTGATTTAATAATATGTTTATTCATACCATTTTTTGCTTCCATATCACTATTCAATACATCAAATGTTCTTTGTGTTAGTGCACCTTCAGATTCTCTCAGATGGTCATATTCCTCTTTGTGATAAGCTTGTGTTAGTTTAGCTATTACTTTTTGGTCAATCTTACTCATAGTACCATTAACCATTCTTTCATATAATAATTTTGGATTTGCTAATTTTTCAAAATATTTTGGTTGGTCAGCTCCGCCAAATAATTTATTTATATTTTTCTCATCATTTTTTAATCTTTCAAAATCTTCTCTAATAACATCTTCAGTAATAGTACCTCCAACAAATTTAAATCTATCAGTTAAATCATCATTATATGCTTTAATTGACATCGCTTTAGATAATCTTGTATGTGATTCTTCACCCATCTGTTCTTTCAAATTACCTAATAGTATTTTTGATTGCTTAGCCCAACCACCATTATTTAAGAATACATTACCATCTTTTTTTAGAGATAATCCTAAGTTTCTACCATCTTTGGTTCTTACAAACATATCAGATGAAGTTTCCAAGTTAGGGTCTACTCCTATTGCCATTCTACCAGCATCAGTATCCCATGCAACAGTTTCGATATTTTCTGTACCAATCGTTTCTTCAATCTTTTTAATTGATGAGATTGTTGCTCCTACCCATTTTTTACCTTCTTTGGAATTTAATATATGGTCATCTGAATTTACTAATTTGGTAAACTCAGCTTCGATTTCATCTAATGATTTACCTTCTTGTATTAATCTTAACCCTTTATGAACCATAGCTTCACCAGCTCTTGATTCAGGTGTTCCAGCTCCTACATTTTGTTTTTCACCAGCTTTTGTTCTTTTAGCTTGAGCTTTAGCTTCTGTTTTAGTCATCATAAGTGACTTATCAGCTGAGTTGTGGTCTATTTTGGTTTTTTCTTCTTTGGGTAATTTTTCAAACCTTTTTAACTTTTCAGCTCTAGTTTCTTTTGTTTTATCTACTTTTTTTTCTTTTTCTTTATCTTTAGTATAATCGAAATCTTTTGCTGTTAGTTTTGTTGTATCTTTTTCAGGTTCTCCTTTATCATCTTTATCCTCAATTGCTTTATAACTACCTGAATCATCTTTTGTAAATCTCTGAGCATCTGGTTTTGGTTTGTTATCAGGTGTCAAATCATTTTTTTTAACATATGTTCCACCACCTATACCAAAATATTTTTCATCTTCCTTTTCATCTTCTTTTAGTAAGTTTTTGATTAGTTCGAATTTAACATCAGTCAATCCCCACTCAGTAAGTATCTCACTCAATATTGTTATATGTTGAGGTTTACTAAAATCAGGATATCCTTCATCTGAACGATAGGATAGTTCTAAGAGTATCTCTTCAAAAAATTGGTTGTTATCAGCCATATCTATAAATATGATTAAATAATAGTTTTACTCCTTCTTACTTGACATTGGATTTCATAATCACTCCAATGTTTTGTTGGGGTAGAGTTAGGAAAATAAAAACATTCTTTGTTTCCATTAGGAAAAGTTATATGTTTCCAGTATCCATTTGGTACATGCCCACCAGTAGGTAATATTAAATGGTTTGGTTTAAAATGTAAAACAATTCTTACTTTTAAAGTTCCATATCTTTTAGCCCATACTCTTTCTTGTGCTTCCAACTCCCTCCATGCTCCTCTATTTAATTTATCAAATTGTAAGGAACAATTTAAATATGAGAATGTTGTTTTTAGGTTTTCCTTAGTATCGGTAAAAGCAGCGGCTGGTGCCATATGCCCTTTATCCCAAACATTATTTTTATAATCATTATTATCTGATGTATAAACTCCTTTTGGTACATAGAAATCCATGCTACCTCTATCAAATTTCTTTTCGATATTTCTAACTTCATATTCTACCCAATTTGGTTGTTCTAAGGTTTCGTTATAAGAAACACTAAACACATCATTTTTAATTCTTACATCTGTTCTATCTTGTCCAAAGCTACTTTGAAACACTCCTACGCATAATAGTAGGGATAAGCTTACAATAAATTTATTCATATATATAAATATTAAAGTTCTGAGTAATCATTACCAAACTCAACTTTAGTAGGAAATCCAAAACTTTCGAGAACGGAT